CACGCAGAGCCCTTGACCTTCCGATACTCGGCCAACGCGGAGTCCTTGACCTTCTGATACTCGACCCACGCAGAGCCCTTGACCTTCCGATACTCGGCCAACGCGGGGCCCACGACCTTCTGATACTCGGCCAACGCGGAGTCCTTGACCTTCTGATACTCGGCCAACGCGGGGCCCACGACCTTCTCGTACTCGGCCAACGCGGGGCCCCTAACCTTCTCGTACTCGACCCACGCAGAGCCCACGACCTTCTGGTACTCGGCCATCGCGGGGTCCACGACCTTCTCGTACTCGGCCCACGCAGAGCCCACGACCTTCTGGTACTCGGCCAACGCGGGGTCCACGACCTTCTCGTACTCGGCCCACGCAGAGCCCCTGGCCTTCTGGTACTCGGCCCACGCAGAGCCCTTGACCTTCTCAAGCAACCACTCCAGCCACCCCAGCCTTGCGGTGCTTATGGCCGTGGGAATGTCGAGTTGAGATCTAATGAACGAGAGGGCCTCGCCGCAAGCGCCCTCATCTTCAAGCCACAGAATCAGGAAATCCATGTGCGCCTCTTTCGCTAGGTGTGGACGTAACCGTCGGTCTCAATCCCGACGTACATCCCGCACCAATTCGGGATGCAGTAGTGGTCTCCGGCCCATCGGAGGTCGCGAAGGAACCTTTCGAACTTGCGCGTGCAAGCCTTGAGGTCGTACACGCGCCCGTCGCCATCGCAGGTCTCACACCAGCGACCCCCTCCGATGCAATCGGGGCATTGCACGGTGTCGCGCACCAGGGAGCGTACGCCATCGATAACGGCCTCTGGGCAAGGTGTAGGCTCTTTCATGGGAGTCTCCTAGTACCCCGCCGCAAGCATCGCGGCGAGTAGATCTGTGGTAACGATGCGGGCGAGCAATGCGGCTTCCTTGGCGAAGCGCTCTTGGAACCGGCGCGCGTCGCCTTCCTGCAAGATCTCCAGCCAGACCTTGCCGCGCGACTGCGCCCGATGCCAGATGTCTAGCTCGTGGGAGAGAACGTCGACATGAGGGGCGGGGGTCATATCAACCCCGCCGCAAGCAACGGGGAGGGACACCCGTGCTCGCATCGGCCGTCCGGCTCAACTGCGCAGCCTTCATCACAACACGCTGGCATGACTGAGTCGTTACAGCTCTCCAGAAAGTCGATGACACTGGTAAAGCCCTCGCGCTTGGCCCTTGTCGCGAGGGAGATACGGTGTGGATTCTTGAATTTTTGAGGTGTGGCGGTGCTCATGACCGATTCCCCTTGCGGACAATGACGCCGCGATAGGCCGTTTTGGCCGAATGAGCGATGGTGTTGAGAATCTCGCGCTCGGGCGAGCTGTCGGGGCGGAAGCTGGCGTGCTTGCGCATTGCGCCGCTGTAAGACGAGGAGCGAACGACAGTGTTGCCTGACTTGTAGACCATTGATTTTCTCCTAGCAGATTGCACGGGTCTGCGTCCCGGCTCTAAGTACCAGGTCTGATACTTAGAGCCGGAACGGCAAACGCTGGCGCACGGAACAATTCACGCCTAGCGTTTGCGTCCGGTGAATCTTTGCTCGGGAATCGGTAGGTTTCACGTTTCCAGGTTATTCCGTCCCTCTCACGGTGCGCGGCGCGTCTAATCAACCGCTTTTGTTCGCCAACCCCCCGCGCGCTATCAGTGCGTAGCCTGGGGGAGAGTGTCCACGAGAGGCACGCTGTAGCGCGCGCCTTTCCGTCCGATATGCGGTACAAGAATCAGGGAGCTTACCGGCGCCGCTTGCCTGCCCACTACCGTCACCTTTACATATCCGCCTCGGTAATCACCTAACGTCTAGGGTCCGAGCAGAGAGCGCCTTGTGGGAGTCGCACCTGCACCATGCCTGATTCTTGAGGTACGGCTTGATTAGTTGAAAGGCTTTCGACGCGAGCTGATACAGAGACCTTCTAAGCGAGGGTCACTCGCTTGAGCTTACCCGCCTGTAAGGGCGGCGCACTCGGGAGGTATCACCCCTGTATCAGCTAGAGACCGCGCTACTAGTCGGCCAACTAACCACTCCGCACGTTTTCCACGGTATGAAGCGCCGCCTGCGCTTGAATCTTCCGACGTGCGCCGCCTGATTTTGGAGTGGCGGTCACTGCGCGTCGGACGAAACGAGAGCTTTGCAGACGCGGCGCCAAGTATCAAAATCGATCATTTCCAAGAAAATCAGGCACTTGGACTTGTGACGCGGGACGGCGCTATTTCAGATCTGAAATGGCACGAGCTTTGCTAAGGCTCTGTTTTCAGCTCTAGGTGCCTGTAAAACTTGGGGTTTTTCAATTCTGAAATGGATTTTTCAGATGTGAAAAAACAACTGATAACGCGCGCCCACTTGGGCTAGCCTTCACGCGGGGGGCGTCCAAGTTGCTTGTACTCCTGGCCCATGAGTTTGAGCAGTTCGGCATGAGGAAGGGCGAGCGCCAGCTTGACGCTTGCCGCTATCAGCGTGCGCGTAGTGAGGTAACTCAAGCGTGCGAGTCTGCCCTCTTCAGCACGACGATGCGCGCGGGCCGCTTTCTCTGAAATTGGGTACGACGGCTTTGGTGTGGGCTTGCTGAGGTGGACGCGCAGTTCGGCAAGGTGAGTGGACACGGTGGAGTGTAATTCGGCATCGCGGACAATGATTGTATCGGCCATGCGGGTACGCTTAGCACAATACTTAGGTTCAAGGCAAGCGCGAGCGTTTACAGTAGGCTGGGCCTACTGTAGCGCGTTTTTTCACTCTATGACGCGGCGCGTTGTTTACAGCAACGCGCCCAAAAACTTCTTTTAAGAACGGTATGGAAGAGAATGGTATAGGGGATTAGGTAATTACCTATTCTCTTTCTCTATAGACTTTATAGACTCTTTATCTGTAAATACTGTAAACAGTAAGAGAATCAGCACCCTACAGTTAGAGATTGCAGATTGTTTCCTGTAAACACTGTAAACAACGCGCCGCGTCGCGGAATCGCCTCCCTCCCACAAGCGAGCAAGCGCCCGCGCTTGTTGGTCTTTTCCCTCTGCCCAGCTGTACTTGCGCACATTGTGCGCAAGTTGCGCATCTTGGGCTCAAGGCCCGCGCTCCCCCGGACGCAGTGCGTCATGCTTTGGCCTGCGCTCTGAGAGCAGCGGCCAGAGTGCCGCGAGCTGGGGGCGGCGGCCCTTGGAGCAATCAATTTCCGATCTAAGTCTCTCTGACTATCGCCTTAGATCGCCGTAGCGAATACCTTGGATTAAGGATCGGGGCGGGTAGGCCGGGGGTTTGGGCCTTTGCCCGGGGTCAGGTGCCATCTTAGACAAAACCCCAAAACCCATCACCTGATCAACTAAGGTCCCCGTCCCCGGGTCCGAGCCCCTGGGTCCCCGTCCCCGGGTCCGCGCTCTGAGCCCCATGTCCAATCAACTTCCACCAATCCACAAGGTACTTGACACATCTGTCAGAAGTGTCGTATAGAGCTAAAATGAGCGCAAAACAAGAGATCAAGAAGGCGTGGGCTGCGTCCGAGCCCCTTCGACGTTCACAGGTGGCCTGCTGCCCCAAGGAGAAGCACTCGTGACCAACAAGAACGAGCTGGCGACCAATCTCTCGCGGTGGGCGACGGTGGCGAAGAACGAGCTGCCACCGGACGTGGGCTTCATCATGATCGCCTTCCCCAAGACCGGGGGCGACCTCGGGGCCTGCATCTCCAACGTCCCCAACGACCAAGTTCGCACCCAGCTCAAGGATACCCTCCGTCGCTTCAGCGAGCAGTCCATCATCTGGACCCCGAACTAAGGCCACCCCATGCCCTCCCGAATCGATCCAGAGTCCCAGGGACTCATCGCTCCCGACTCACTCCGGGGTCCCAACGCCAGCCCGGAGAGGATTCCCACCAAGGCCGAGCTGCTCAAGGACTGCGCCAGCGCCGTCCAGCAGTTGACGAGCGCCTGGGACCTGGAGGTCGAGGCCGTGGTCTTTCTCGTCCCCAAGCACTCCAAGCAGTACGCTTTCGCGTCGACCATCATCGGTCACGAGCGGACGCGGGACTTGTTCAAGGCAGCGATGGCCGAGCTGGCTACGGCGGCAGATGTGAAGACACGTGGGCTCTGATCTAAACTCAGAGGTCCTCACCCTGAGGCCCAGATGACCCTCATCCCCTTCACCGAAGTCGCTCGCCGCCTCGGCATCCACCGGACCACCGCCCGCATCCGCGTGGCCTCGGGCGACATCCCCGGGGGCTCTGTGGTCTACCCACGCAAGGGTCTCATCGGCGCGCGCTGGGTCGTAAGCCGCGCGGTCTTCGAAACTTGGCTCAAGAAAAGGAACCAACATGGTCTGTCCGCACTGTGAGATCGAGACTACGAACGACGCCGAGCATATGTGTATGGCACTCGGGAAGATGGTGTACGTCTTCAAGATCTCCGAGCTGCCGGATGTGCCCGGAGCCCCTGACGTGATTCCGTACACCCCCCGCAAGTCCTTCATGCAGTTGGTGCAAGAGGCTGTGCCCAGCGCCTTCCTTGGGGCGCGGCCCGTGGCGATGCGCGAGGTCGTCGACACCGACTTCATCGAGGTATGGGTCGAGGGAGCCCCGGAGCCGGTCCTCATCAACGACGAGGAGATTGGATCTGACCGCTTCGTGTATCCGTCCCGCGTTCCCGGGGTGAAGTGCGCGTCCGTCACCATCGACGGCATCCCTATGCGCGTCATCCACGACCCTCCCCCAGAGCCCGACTACCGGACGGCGCTGGACCGAGGGCCTTCGATGCTGGACATTGCGCGTCGCCAAAACCGGGTGCTGGCAGCCTGGGGTGGTGGGTCCAAGCCCAAGACTTGACCCCGAGCCCGTCTGAGGAGTAATCCCCTCAGACGTGGCCCACGACCGACCGCTCAAGCGTCTGAACGGCCTGACCGCGCTGGAGAGCCGGTTCGTGGCCCTGCGCGCCGCAGACCCGATCCCCCCTGACTACATCATCGCCAGGCAGGCCGGCTACAAGGGCCCCCCCAAGGGCCTGCGCACCCAGGCCGAGCGGCTGCTTGCCCGGCCTCAGATCTTAGCGGCAATCAAGGGGCTCAAGGGGAATCCGGCAGTCACCAAGGCCAACATCCAAGAGCGGCTCAACGCCATCCTGCACAACGACAACGCGCCATTCCAGGCCCAGATCCAAGCAGGCCGCGTGCTGCTCGGAACCATCCCCCAGGGATTTGTGCCGCTCCAGGTGGACCACTCTGGGAAAATCACCATGGAGGACATCGTCAAGCTCATGGGTGGAGACCCGCAGGCTCTCCCCAAGGAGCTCGGACCCGCTGGCCCCATCGAGGCCGAGATTACAGACCGTCTCACCGAGGACCCAGGTCCCTCGGAAGGAGAGCTGCAATGAGCGAGTCGAGTCCGAAGGCAGGGCCGAAGGGCGCCCCCCAGGCGACACACACGTCGGACTCCGCGATTGACAGAGCGGGACAGGAGTCAGAGTGAGCACCGACGACCCAAACGCGAACAACCTCGCCACCGACCGGCCCGAGGTCCCGCAGAACGCGGCGCTGCTCTCTACTCCCGCTGCCCGGCAGGCCAAGCCAGAGCCTCACGCCCCGGCCCAGGTCCTTCCCTCCTCGCACCCCAAGCTGCACTTGATGAATGCCCCTCATCTTGAGGAGCAGAACGCGAACAAGCCAGATCTAACCAAGGTGACTGACCAGGGGACGCCGCAGAACATGCCCCAAGGAGACGTGCAATGAAGACCGTGCCCGCAGATCTGAGGAAGCTGGAGCCCGCTGTGACCTCTGGGTCGACTCCTGCGGGCACATCCGCTGACGAGAAGGGGGTTTGATCGTGTCCAAGTCCAAGAGCTTCACTGACAAGAGCATTCGTGAGGCAGTGGAGGCCAAGCTGGTCGACCGCATGCCCGCCGCCATCAAGTCCATCGCCCAGCAGCACGCGCACAACCGCGTCTATGAGGCGCTGGCAGGGGCCGAGAAGCCCAAGCCGATCGACATCGAGGGGCCAGCTGACCAGGACAAAACAGTCGGCGCGGTGGTGATTGTCCGGTCGGACGACCCTCGCATGACGGGGGCAGCTCCGATTCCCGTACACTCCAACGACGAGTAGGCCATGCCCTACGGGATCTCAAAGGACCTCGGAGGCGACAGCAAGAAGAACGACGCCAAGATGGAGGCCCAGGTCACTGCCATCATGAAGCATGGGGTGTCGAAAGTGAGCGCCATCAAGATCGCCAAGGCCCAGATGGAGCGGCACCACCACGAGGCCGCGCGGCCCAAGAAATAGGACATCTTGCCGGACACCATCCTCACAGCCGTCGACTGCAAGCAGGCGGGCATCTCCAAGGACAGGGCACACCGCTGGCGTCTGGACCCCCGGGTCTTTGCCAGAGAAATCTGTTCGCAGACGCCGGACAAGTGGCAAGATCAGTATTTCGCCGCTCTGGCTGGGGTGGATGACCCCAAGCCGGGCAAGGCGGCGATGCCGCTGTACGACCCCAGCACCGAGCCGATGCTGGGGTTGCAGGCGTGCAAGGGTCCGGGAAAGTCGTTCGCTCTGGCTATCACCGCGTGGTGGTGGATGTTCACGCGCTGGCACTGCAACGGGGCGGCGATGAGCATCACCGGGGACAACCTCCGGGACAACCTATGGGCGGAGATCGCCCGTATCCGAGAAGGCGCCCCCATTCTCCGGCAGTTCTTCAACCAGCGGGGAGAGCGGCTGGAGTCCAAGCAGTACAAGGATACGTGGTGGATCTCAAGTCGCTCCTTCCCCCAGAACGCCGACAAGACCCAGCAGGCCAACACCATCGCCGGGCTCCACGGGCGACACCCCATCGTCATCTGCGACGAGGTAGGCGACTACCCGGATGGAGTGATCGTGGCCGCAGAAGCCATCTTCTCCTCCCTGAAAAACAAGTTCGACGGCCGCTTGGTCATCGTCGGCAACCCCACCAATACCGATGGACCCTTGTATCGGGTCACGACCCGGGACCGCGCCCGGTGGTGGGTGAAGAACATCACCGGAGACCCCAACGACCCGAACCGCTCCCCAAGGATCAACAAGGAGTGGGCTCAACAGCAGATCGACACGTGGGGTGCGGAGAACCCGTGGGTGTTGGTCAACGTCTTTGGGAAGTTCCCTCCCCAGGGGTCGCGGAAGCTGCTCGGTCCTGAGGACGTGCAAGCGGCGTGTGCGCGGATGCCGGAGCCGGACTACATCCACGAGGCCAAGATCATGGGCCTTGATGTCGCGCGCTTCGGCGACAACGAGAGCGTCCTCTTCACCCGGCAAGGGAGCATGGCCTGGAGGCCGAGGGTCTGGAGAAATCTGGACTTGATGACCCTGGCCGACCAAGTGGCTGGCGAGGTCCAGACCCAGCGACCCGACGCACTCTTCGTCGACCAAGCGGGCATCGGCGGCGGCATCGTCGACCGGCTGCGCCAGCTCGGGGTCAACGTCATCGCCGTCGAGTTCGGCGGGACGCCGATGGACGCCAAGTTCAAGGACCGCAGATCTGAGATGTGGTGGCACCTCTGCGAGTGGGTGAAGAAGGGCGGGTGCATCCCCGACGACATCCAGCTCCGCTCGGAGTTGGTCACGCCAAACTACGACTACGTGCTCACCAACAAGGCGACCCTCTTCAAGTTGGAGAGCAAGGACCAGCTCAAAAAGAGGGGGGTTGCCAGCCCCGACCGCGCCGACGCACTTGCATTGACCTTCGCTGCTCCTGTACATGCACCGATGAGTCATTCGGATTTCGATGCCACGCTGGAGGGAGCCCTGCGCTTTGGAAAGATCCGAGGAGGGACCGAGGATGATTGGGACCCCTTCAAGGACGACTGAGATCTAATACCCGGGAGCATGTGCAATGGGCGACGGCGCGACACTCGGCTTCAGCAACGCGGCTACCAACGCCCAGGGGCAGAGTTGGGGCTCCACTGTGGGGGTAAACCCCGTGGGGACCGCCTCAGTAGATACACGTCTGAACTTCGACAGCCCCGCCCAGCTCTCGACCATCTTCTCAAACTGGATGACCGGAGGACCCAAGCCTACCGCCATCGACCCCAGCGTCGGCATCGCCCAGGCCCAAGCAGTCGCCGGGCAGACCCGGCAAGGGGCGCAGGGCATGGGATTGGGCGGTCTGTTCGGCCTCGGAAAGATGAATATGTTTTCCCCCTTCCAGCCGGGGGTCTCGTCCAGCACCCCGGCCATGCCGTCGATGCCCTCGGGGTCGATGCCCAATCCCTTCTCCTCGCCTGGAGGTCGATAAGATATGGCGATCGACACTACACCCGGGCAGGACCAGCCGGTACTTCCCGACTACCAGCGACTCACCGGCATCCAGCGCCAAGTCGTCCGCAAGACAGACATCATCGAGCGTCGGCGTCGGTACTTGGTGCGGTGGGTGTCGATCAAGTCAGAGCGGTCCAAGCAGTGGGACCGGTGGCAGGACCTCGCGGACTTCATCCTCCCCGAGCGTGGTCGCTTCATCACCACCGATGTCAACAAGCCCAAGGACATCAACAAGATCTTGAACAACACCCCGACCGTCATGGCCCGCGCCCTGGCGGCGGGCCTCATGTCGGGCGTCACCTCCCCCGCCCGGCCCTGGTTCAACCTGACCTTCCCCGACCCAGCCCTCTCCAAGTGGGGGCCTGCTCGGCTGTTTCTGTACAATTACAACATGGTCATGCGGCAGGTGCTTGACCTGTCCGGGTTCTACAAGGCGATGGCGATGGGGGTTTACCCGGACCTCGCCACCTTCGGGCTGGGGACTTGTCTCGCCGAGGAGAGCATCAAGAAGGTGGTCCGGTTCGTCCCGCTCGCCATCGGCTCCTATGGCCTCGCCCAGAACGGGACCGGGGAGATCGATACCATCATCTATGAGGAGCCCTGGACGGTCGGGGAGCTGGTCAAGGAGTTCGGCTGGCAGAACGTGTCCGGCTCGGTTCGGACGGCTTGGAACAGCGGCATCCTGGAGCAGTACGTCCTGGTCCTGCGCATCATCTGTCCCAACGAGGAGTTCATCCCCGGTTGGATCGGACCTCGGGGAATGAGGTGGGGGAGCACCTGGCTTGAGATCGGAGGGTTGAATCAAGCCTCTGGGGCCTTGGCCCAACCGTCCAGCGACCCGGCCATCGGCTTCTTGCGCGAGGAGGGCTACCACGAGTTCCCCGGGCTCATCGCTCGCTGGTCGACCACCGCGCGCGACGTGTATCCGACCGGGCCGGGGCACGACGCGCTCAACGACTGTCGCGGGTTGATGCAACTTGAGAAGCGGTCTCTGTTGGCGGCGAGCAAGGGCGTGAACCCGACGATGCTCTTTCCCGACTCGATGCGAGCCTCGCGCAACTCGGCGCTGCCGGGGGATGCCATCTACGTCCCCGCCGGGATGCAGCAGGAGATCAAGCCTGCGTTCGTCCCTGACATCCGCTGGGGCGACTTCGCGGAGAAGAAGATTCTCCAGGCCCAGGACCGCATCGGCAAGGCATTCTTCGCTCCGTTGCTCGCGGCTTTCACCAACCGGGACCCAGAGGAGGGGGTGCAGCCAAAAACGGCAGCGGAGATCGCCGCTATTCATGGCGAGGTCCTCTTGCAGCTCGGGCCGGTCTTGGAGAACCTCAACGAGTTCCTCGCCAACCTGATTGACCGGACGGCGGCTATCATGGAGCGGCGTGGATTGATGCCGCCTGCGCCCAGGGAGCTGCGAGGGATGGGGTTGAAGGTCGAGTTCATCTCGGTCCTGGCGCAAGCGCAGAAGTTGGTCGGGACAGCGGCGAAGGAGCGGTTCCTTCAGTTCGCTGGTCAAGTGGCGCAGCACAAGGCGGCGGAAGGGCCGATGGGGGCTGCGGAGATCTCCTTCAAGGTCAACTCGGCCAAGATGCTCGACCGCTACGC